CTTCGTACTGCACCGCATTCAGCTTTGACGTTACCGAATTTTCAAAAATGCCCTCGCTCGGCGTAGTAGTAATATTCAGTATTTGTTTAGTATTCAGTCTTTGTTTAGTATCAGTATTTACTTGTGAGGGATTTTCCGTAAGCGGCTTTTCCGTATACGGGTTTTCCGTATACGCCTTTGCCGTATGCGGCATAAGTTCTAGCTTGTAAATTGGAGCGTCGCTGACCAAATAATCCCAGCCCCCAGTAGTGCAAGGCTTTCTGGTTGCATACCCAGCTTCAATAATTGTTTTGAGTGAAGCGTAAATTGCGTCCCGCCCTGATTTTCTAACCTTTTGCAGATGTGCCACGCTAACCTCCCACTCGTCAGGCTTTGACAATAAATAAATCAACAACCCAAGGTCTCGCCAATCAAGCAGTGGGTCATAAATCAGCGCGTTATTGACGACTGTGAAATTTTCCGCACGTTTCGTTCGGATAATGCTCATTTTTATTTCTCCTATTTGTTGTAAAACACAACCCAGTTAAGTTGTTCATATTGCCTCGTTACAGTTAATGGGATGTTTGCCTTGTGATGCTTCAAGGATGTACTGCCTTAAAGCGCGTGCTTTTTCGCCATTTTTGAGTCGTAAAATCGACTTTCTGGCGTTGGCATAATCAATTCCGTTTTGACCACAAAACTTGTTCAAACTAATACCGCGCTCCATGAACCCAATACGAATTCGCCGAAGCTCCTTGGTAAAATCTTTTTCTTGAGGTTGTTCTTTTGGTTCTTGCATTTGACACCTATCAGTTTATGATTTGTCCATACCCAAACTGGGTATGTGGGCTTCATTATGAACCCAAAATAGGCTCAATGTCAACAGGATAAACTCAAAATGAATTCAAATTTACACGCAGAAAATGTAATTATTCGCTTAAAACAAATACTTAATGAAAAGTCAGACCAGAAATTAGGGGATTATTTAGGCATTCCAAAGTCAACAATTAGCAATTGGAGGCAAAGAAACTCCGTTCCGTACTCAATTTGCGTTCAGATTGCTTTGGAGCGGAATGTGTCCTTGGATTGGCTTTTAACGGGCGAAGGTGCTGTTTTTAAGGGAAAAGCTGCAAATGATGGGCTTAGTGAAAAGGAAGCGACTGTATTGGAATTATTCGCACGTTTAGATGACTCTACGGGCGAAGACTTCATATACACTGCGAAGAAGCTCGTTGAAAATCATGAAATGAAAAAAGAATTGCAACAGATTAAAAATCTAGTTAGCAAACAACAAGCAGCGGCTTAATGCTTACTATTTAAGCACTTTGTGGCTTTAAATTAGGGCAACAAGTCGTTTGCTTGTTACCAGTACGAAATGAACAAGGTAAAAATGACAAACGAGACAACACAAACTGAATCACCCCAGTTTCTAGCCATTTGGGATGAAATTCACCATAATAATTTTGATGAAAATATTTCGAGTGAAAAGGCGGCGACACTTTTAAAAACGCTAATCGAAAGTGCTTCACCAGAGTTTAGCGATATGCTACTCAAAGAATTGGAGCAAAGTGGTGCAATTCCTAAAACATTAGGTTATACAGAAGAAGGTATTCCTGTTTGTTCATTAGCAGATTTTGCTGAAAAATTTAATTTAACACTAGAAGAAGCCGACCAGCGCACCAAACAACTGGCAGCCAAATATGGAAATGTCATGTCATTTGATTTGGATAAAATTCATATCGCTGTGTAATTTCCTAAACTTACTCTCTATAATCACGCCCCCGCAACGTACAGGAAGGCTTGATTATATGTCTAACTTTTTATCTGAAATGCGTGAATTTATTGCGCGTGAACTCAAAGCCCGCTCAGTTGAATCCCAAGTTGCTGAAGACATCAGTGAAGACCTAGCACTAAATTTTCGCCAAAACTACGGCGGCATTCCGATTTATATTCACAAAAAATCCAACAATCACTCTGAACGCAACGCCGAAATTTATCGCAAATTTAACGGACGTAACACGCTCCAACTCTGCCGTGAATACGACTTGTGCTACCAACACATCTGCAAAATCATCAAAGAACAACGCGATAAAAAACAAAGTGACTTGTTTCAATAACTCCTAAAATTTCGCACGTTTTACTAAATCACGCGATTAGAAAGAACAGCCTCTAATCTTTAATGTGCCTGCTAACTTCACTTTTTAGCGGGTACGCCAATGCTCCCCAATCCTTTTAATTTGAACGCCGACAGCATTATGACGTTTGCGTGGGTATGTTTTTTATCCATGTGGGGCGGCATTGCCAGCTATATCCGCAAAATCAAACAAGGTATTACCAAAAAGTTCAGCTTTTACGAACTCATCGGCGAAATGGTCATCAGCAGTTTTGTCGGCGTGATTACCTTCTTCTTATGCCAAACCTCCAATCTTGACCAAACCATCACAGCCGCATTAGTTGGACTTTCGGGTCACATGGGCAGCCGTGCGATTTATTTCATTGAATTATTTTTGCGTAAAAAACTCGGAATTGCTCAATGTGCAAAAACAGGAGCTGAAAAATGATTGCTAGAAACTTAAAAGCATTTTTGGATGCGATTGCCAAAAGCGAAGGAACGTGGGGCAAAGGCGATGATGGGTACGACGTTCTCGTAGGGGGTAAATTTTTCAATAGCTACGCTGACCATCCACGCATTGCCGTCGATTTGCCAAAACTTGACATTAAATCAACCGCCGCAGGTCGCTATCAAATTTTAGCGCGTTATTTTGACGTGTATAAAAAACAACTTGGTTTAAAAGACTTCGGCAAAGCCTCGCAAGATGCCATTGCAGTGCAGTTAATCCGCGAATGTCATGCCTTAGAAGATATTGAAAAAGGACGCATTGAAGAAGCGATTAAAAAATGCGCGTCACGCTGGGCAAGTTTGCCAAATGCTGGTTATGGACAACATGAGCAATCCATGAACTTTTTAGTCAGTGCTTACAAACAGGCTGGCGGCATGGTTTCAATTGGATAGTGGACACTAATATGAACAAATTTGATGCACAAATCGTTCGGGTCGCTATCGACAGCGTAATTCCCTACGCCAATAACACCAAAAAACACCCGCCTGAACAAATCGACAAACTCGCCTCAATGATTGCTGAGTACGGTCACGACGTGCCGATTGTGGTCGATGCTGACAACGTGATTATCAAAGGTCACGGGCGATTGCTTGCCTGTAAAAAACTCGGCATGACCACCATTCCCGTGATTGTTCGCACTGATTTAACCCCAGCTCAAGCCAAAGCGGCTCGGATTGCAGATAACAAAGTCAGCGAATCAGAATGGGATATAGATTTGCTGCGCCTTGAACTCACAGAACTCGATGAACTCGGTTTTGATTTGGATTTAACAGGATTTGAAGATTTTGATTTGAGTGAATTTGATGCGGATGTCACCACACTTGATGACGATGCCGACCTCGACAATGTGCCAGAAGCTCCAGTCGTACCGATTACCAAACTCGGCGACGTGTGGCTGTGTGGCAAACACCGTTTAATGTGCGGCGACAGCACCAGTATTGATGCCGTGGACGCGCTAATGAACGGCGACAAAGCCGACATGATATTCACCGACCCACCATACAACGTCAAAATTTCAGGACTAGGCAGTGCCGCATCCGAAAACAGCATCGGCAGAATTCATGGTGAATTCAAAATGGCATCGGGTGAAATGACCAAAGATGAGTTCACCGATTTTTTACGCGCTGTGTTCACTTGCCTGATTGCCTCGTCAAAAGACGGTTCGATTCACTACGTTTGCATGGATTGGCGACACATTCAAGAACTTACCTCTGCGGGTGAAATTTACACCGAACTGAAAAACCTGTGTGTCTGGAATAAAAACAACGGCGGCATGGGAACGTTTTATCGCAATAAACACGAGCTGATTTTTGCTTACAAAAACGGTACAGAAAAACACACCAACAATTTCCAACTCGGCGAAACGGGACGCTACCGCACCAACGTCTGGGATTATCCGATGGTCACCAGTTTTTCAAACGGCGAGCGCGGCAACGAGAAACTCCACCCTACCGTCAAACCCACGCAACTGGTGGTTGATGCCATTTTGGACTGCTCCAACGACGGCGAGATGATTTTAGATTTATTCGGCGGCTCTGGCACAACGATGATTGCTTGCGAAAAAACCAATCGGGTTGCCCGTTTAATGGAACTCGAGGAGAAGTATTGCGATGTCATTGTGCGCCGCTGGCAAGAACTCACGGGCAAAGCAGCCGTTTTAGAAAGCAGCGGGGAGTTATTCAACGCGCTGGTCGATGGCTAAAGCCAAACCAGCTACCCCTGAGCAATGGGCAAAAGCGAAGGCGTTATTTGAAACGGGCAAAAGTTTAAATGACATCAGCACAGAAACAGGTATCGACCGTTCCACCGTCAGCAAACGGGCGAAAAATGAAGGTTGG